CGTTCGATGGGCATGTCAAACGTCCCATCTCCATCTGGATCACCGTAGTATTGAGTAATTTGATCACCCGATCCGACGACTGTACTATTGTAGGGACTTCCATCTGGCAGAACAAACCCCTGGCCTGGTCGAAACGTCAAAGGGGTGTCAAACGTTCCATCTCCGTCAGGATCTCCATGATGGAACTGGCTCATTTTCTGAGCATTCAGTTTCCCTGTATAGGGATTCCTCTGCGGAGGTTCTGGGGGTGCAGGAGTTGCAGAAGTTGGAGACGGTTGGATAGATAAAGGGTTCAGCCCAAAACTCCCCACCTGAGAATTGGGTTGACCTTGGGCATTGTAGCCACGAATCCCAGAGTAATCCCGATCCATTGTGCTGGGTCGATAATTTGGATTCATCGTGTACTGATTGCCCAGGTTCAGAGTGTTCTGAGCATAACCCATTGCCCAGTCTGGAATGCTCTGTTGCGTTACGGTTTGATTCCCGCTACTTCCACCTTTAGACATACTAAGTCTCGCTATATAATGTGAGTTCGTCAGTAAGACCAAGGACCCTGCACCATCCTCGTCTACCTACTCCCGTAAACAAATCAGCACCACGACTTAGTCCCAGGTGTTTGCGTAGTTTCATCAAGTCTAGGACTTCCTTCATTTCTCCTGCTGTCACAAAACAATGGTAAATCATCATCTTTGGAGTCTTCTGCAGTTCAGCAACTAAAATCGAATTGTTGTGAATCAAACAATCGTAATCTCCTGACCAGATCCCTTGCCAAATGTGAACTGGATCATGCGTAGGTGATCCTTCTGCCAATCCTCGTTTGACTTCATGATGCAGTCGAATGAATTCCTCAAATGCCCTCTGTGCATCATCAATTTCCTGCAGTTCCCCGTGTCGGCAGTCGTAAATCAAATGGCACTCGCACTGAGGACTCCTGAGTTGTCCACCACAATTTCGTAGCGGGTCCCATTCGGGCTTACTATGATTAGTCTTTGATCTCCGTTGAGTTCAACGTCAGACCCCTTCTGGTAACTGGTCGTCAGCAACCGAGCAATCTGCTGAAGCACTGGAGCAAAATATGCCTGCAGGTACGTCCCTGGAGGGTTGGGGAGAATCATCGTCTGCCTCCAATGTGCGTTTCAAATCTTGTGTTCCCTACGGTCCAATCGTTCGCCAGTTCGCCTGATACCTTATACCGGACCTGCCTGCCCTGCAGTCGCACATCAATCTCCCCATCTGCTTCCAGTGGAAAACTACTGGATGTGGTCTCAGCAGCATCCCCTGAGACGGCAGTGAAAAATTGAAAATTGATGTCTCCCGCAGTCTGTTGATCCGAATCGGTGAAAATCTTGGAAACCCTGGTAAATCTTTCTCCTCCGAGGAGATCAATCGCACCCGTCTCCGCTTCTGCAATCTCAACCTGCAACGGGTCCTTGGTTTCGTGCTGGTAAATTTTGTTATCTGTCGGATCTGCCGCAATGGGTGCAGACCAGACACCCTTATCGATCCAGCAGTTTCGGGTCAGACCAGAATCTCCAAACGAGTCGTACCAGATATTTTCTCGGTAATTGTAAACAACATAGTAAGAACATTCTCCTGCTTCCCCAATGACACTGGGGCACCACCAGATGACCTCACTAAATTCCGAATTTCCTCCGCAGTAGATCAGACCTTCCTGAGTCCAGTCTACGGTCCTCATCACCCGATCCTGAATTGGACACGGTAGATGTCTGGCGTATCCATCAAACATCCAAAACCCTGATCGATTCAGCCATGCTGTGATTTCGCTTGTGTTGTAGATTGCATAGGGAGAGAAAGCACCTGCGGAGTCTGCAAGTTTTTGAATGCCGTAGACCAGTGGAGGACCAAGGTAGGTCATTAAATGAACATCAACATCAGTAAAGACCAAAATCCCTTGAGATACCCGTTTTGCACAGACGATGTAGCCTTGCGTTTGGACAGGGAGATCCCCTGCTGTGTTGGTGCTGGATGGAGTCCACACATCCACCGTCTCCTGGCTGGACCATTTGATGCTGCGTGCATCACTGTCGGCACCTAAAGCCAGAACATGCCGTTCCTGGGTGACGATCACAGAGACTGCAGTTGGTGCATTATTGGTGTACCCGTTGGCAGTCGTGATCTCCTCTGCAGAAGTAGCGGTGTCTCCCGTCCAGTAAAAAATTGCTGTATCTCCTGACTGCACACCCACCAGGTTCTCGCCAAAATTATCGAGACTCCACTGTGCTGTCCTGCTGTACATTGCAGATCCAGGTCCTGCGTAGATATAACCGTAATCCCCCTCACCATAGAGGTACGCATTGTACCCAGGACGAAATTCCGCATCTCCTGTGGCCTGGTATCCACTAGGAGTGATGTCGTAGAGTTTCTGATGAGCTTCCACCGGAGTAACCGTCACAGTGATGTCTGTCGCAGTTGCTGTGCAGTTTTTTGTGATCGTGACGGTGTTGCTGCTGATGGATTCAATCAGAGATCCGTCTGGGATGCCTGTGCCCGTGATGATGTCTCCCACTTCAAAATTGGTAGCATCATCCACCGTAATGTCTGCGGACCCATCCGTCGTGTCTGCCGTTGAATCCGTGAAGGCAACAGCCGAGGAGATCGTGCCTGCAAACAGTTTCCCATAGTTGGGATTTCCGCTTCCGGCAGTGCCAATCGCCAGCACACCGACATTTGAGTTGTTACGCCACTGATGATGCCCACGGACAGCAGAATCCAGAGTTTCCGAATGGCGACTCAGTGGGAATTCACGCCAACCTCCCATCGGGCGTAACCTGCCATCTCGGAATCGGACCAGATTCCCTTTAAACCATCTCTGTTTGATCATCCGAGGAGTTCCATCCACAAACCCAGGAGGGATCTGGACTTCTTGGAGTCGTTTAGCCATTTTGCTTCTCAGCTTCTTTCATTTTCCTGCGCCACTGCCGAAACACTTTGATCCCAATGATAATCGCTAACGGTGCACCCAATGCCCCTGCAATCCCTTCTGCCGCTCCCGTATCCAGCATAATGTCCACGACACCCCAGGCTTGATCTTCTACACTCATTTCGGTGGTGGCAACCAACTCATCGGTGACGGCAGTGGTGACTTCTTCCGTCACAGTTTCGGTTACTTTATTCTTGATGAAATCGAGTAATATATCTTCGTTCATTAGTACGACCAACAAGCGTATTTGTCTCGTGTATCAATATGGATAAACCTCTGATTCCATTCTCCTTTTTGGTTTACTCCAATCCCTTTGAATCCATGCTTGATTGCCAGTGAAATGAAGGGGACCACATCTTCCCCAGCAATCAATACATCGAATGCCTGGCCCCCATTCCCATTGACCCCGTGGTGATGCCCAGGTCCGTTGGGTTTTGTTCGTTCTCTGGGATGATGAGCTGCGCGGTAGGCAGAAGATAACCTCATCGGCTTGCCCCATTCATCGCGCAGTGCCTGCAGTTTGTCTAGTGCATCTTCTTCGATCTCGCATTCTCCACTGAAGGAGCACTTCAACTCATCACGACTGAAATTTTTCGACGAACTTACCGACATCACATCTCCTGAATTTCACCTGCACAGATTTGGGTGTAGTACATGGATTTTTCCATCCTCTCCTCGTCACTGAACCCCAGTACCTCGTCCTGTGTGTGGTGCTTTCGGAACTCATCGATCACACATCCGCAACCCTGACTTGCCATACTGACCGCGAACAGGTACGGCATTCCCTGTCGTTGATAATCTGGCAGGATTCGCTGAACACAACTACTGGCCCAGGTGAAAAGGAAGTGGGTCTTGTAATCAAGTTCAGTTGCCACTGCTGTCGTACTGAGAAGTAACAGAGGAATGAGGAGTTTCACCTTCTTTCCCCGTGTTCAATCGTCTGCTTGAGTTCGCTTATTGCTACGGTCATTTCCTTTAGAGTGGTATTTACTCCTGTCATTATTTGGATCAACTGATTGTGAGAACTGGACATCAACTGGCGAAGCGCCTCATCGTTGACTGAGTCCTTGTCGTAAAGAATTTTTCGTTCCTCTCGATGTTGATCTGAAATGTATCGGACGTACCACCCAGCACCAATTAGAGCGATGAATAGGCCACCCAGATTTGATAATTCTTTGATCAATTCTATGTCCATCGTTTTACTCGTTTTGGTGCTGGCATTGCTCGGCCTGTTGAGTTAATTAACGTATGACTAAAAAGTGGGTTTCTGGCATATCGTATTTGGTCGCATTACTAGGCCATTTTGTCTCAAATCTACAAGAGCCAGCCTGTCGGTCAGTGATTTCACCAGAAGACCAGTAGTTATTCGAATCATCGGAAGCGTTTGTCAGTGCACAGTAATTCGCATCAGGCATAGCTGTCGCAAATGTGATGGTGTAGTCGCCTGTTCCGTTGTCGGTTACTCCGCTAACATTTCCGTTTCCCCTACCCGTCCCAATACTCGCAGAACCCCCGTCAAAATTTATCCAGGCACGGCACGCGTAAATAGGCGCAGAGCCCGAAGCGTTTAAACATCCTTTAATATCAGTAGATGAATTTAGCGTCACCGTCCCACTTGATTCTGTGGCTAAACTCACACTGTTTAATTGAATTTCACCTGCCATTTTATGCCCTCAGATTTTTAAGTTCAGTTAATGTAGTACAAGCGTCTACCTGTGCTGGTAAATCACGCAGCAACTGTTTCTGTGCCACGATGTCAGTAGTGTCTGCACCTGTCTCCAAGGCTCTTTGATACTGCACGTCCAGGTCTTGAAGTTTAGGTAGTCGTTGCTGCCGCAACCGATCTGCTGTAACCGTTTTTGCTTTGTTAAAGTTTACTGTTATCATTTAAGCACCATATCCATCGGGTGAACTAAAATCGGCTTCCCAAGCTACTCTGAAAGACCTGTCGTAATTGCCATTATCATCAACTGGTAAATCGTCTGTTGAAATGTATTTAAAAGGTTTGCCACTTGGCACATCTTTAACTGCGATTTGCTCGACAGTCAGTCCACAGTCCAGAACCGGATGAAGTACAGATATTCCACCTTCATCGTTTGGGAAAATTACTAATCTGTTTGACATAGTTAAATCACGTTTAGAGTTCCGGTAATATCTAAAGCTGAAGCACCAGTAAAATTTGCATATCCGCCAGCCACGACCAAAGTGCCAGCCATTGTCACTCCACCACTACTAAAGCTGGTATCCCCCACATACATCCGGTTGGTCCCAGCACTGATCGCTAGTGAATCGGATACGGTTGAACTGTGTTCGATATAACTGCTAGAGCCACCACCTCCCGACTCATCTGCGAATTCCAGCGCAGTCGCACCACTGTTGACCTTTAGCACTTGCCCTGCAGTGCCGATTGCAGTCAGTCCAGTACCTCCGTTTGCCGTCCCAAGGGTCCCTGTGACTGCTGTCCCAAGATCGTTTGTCTCTGCCGTTAGGTAACCCTGGAGATCGCTGATCTGCGACTCTGTGATTGTGGACTGCGTAGCGAGAGACCCCAGGCCTAACGTTGTTCTCTGTGCTGCCGCATCAGCATCATCCAACAATGCTCGTCCAGCAGCCGTGAGCGTTGACACTGCGTAAGTGTCCGCTGCAGTCGTGTAGATCATTTTGTCTGCGGCAGTCGTGAGTCCTGCGATGCTGGTCAACCCAGCATCAGAGGTTTGATAACTGCCAAAGTCAGAAATCTGGGATTCAGTAATTGATAGAGCAGCTTGGTGCTGCGTCACGGAGGATTGGGTGATGTTTGCGTCTGGCACGTTCGCCCAGGTCACTGCTGCAGACAAATCGTTTGTTTCTGCAGTCAGGTAACTCTGTAAATCTGAAATCTGCGACTCAGTAATTGTGTCCTGGGTTGCTAATGCCCCCAGTCCTAAAGTCGTTCGTTGAGCCGTAGCATCCGCATCATCCAGGATCGCTCGACCTGCTGCAGTCAGATCCGTAACTGCGTAAACATCGGAGGCAGTTGTGTAAATCATCTTGTCTGCTGCTGTCGTGAGCCCTGAGATCGACTGTAGTCCTGCATCATACGCTTGCGTGTTCACATTGATCTGCAACCCAAGAGCAGTCCTGGCATCTGAAGCAGTCGCACTGCCTGTGCCACCAGAGGAAACTGGGAGGGTGTCGGTCACGTCTGTCGTGAGATTGATCTGTTGAAGAGTGATCGCTTGACCGGAGAGAGTGAGGTAGTCCAGAGACCCCGATAGGGTCACCGGAGTGGAGTTATCTGTCCCCGAAACGTCCACCCCCAACGTTGTGCGGAGGACCGAACCACTCTCAAACTGAAACTCTCCTGCTGTCGAGTTATAGACCAGCACAGCATCGTCTGCGAGTGCGGCCGTGTTTACGTCTGAAAGCGTTTGAACCGTTGAACCTGGTAAGTCTGCATACTTCCACTCTGAATCGGTAGCTGAGTATTTGAGGATCTGATTATCGGTAGGAGTTGCATCATCATCGGTCAGCAGAATTCGATCAACCTGCACCTGGAGTGCAGTGTTCAGTTTCGCATAACTGATCGACCCATCTGCTGGGTTCGTCGTGATGCCTGTCAGATCTGAATCGTCCGCCTTATCATCGAGCGCAGCCTGCAGCCCTGCGATGTCTGAGATTGCTAGTGTGGAAGCTGACCAGTTCTGACCGTTAAATTGAAGGACCTGATCCTCGGCTGGAGTTGTGTTGACTACGTTGCCTAACTCCTCCAGATCCTGATCTGCAATCGAATCATTCAGAGTCTTCAGTTCGGTGTCGATCTTGGTGAAATTTGCATTTAGATAACTGCCCCACTGATCATCATCAGATCCTACTGTGGGCAGGTTGAGTGCGTAGTTCGTCGTAGTGGTTGGCATCGCTTAACTAAAGTAAGGAGGTGACGGGTTACTGCAGTTCAAAGTGGGGTAGGGGTAGCGCACTCGGTATTGGTAGTAATAAATCTGATCTGCATCACCAATCTGCATATTGAAGTAATTTTCTAAATTTACGACTTGCGGCATCCGAAACACAATCCTGGTAGTGCTGTCCACCGTTGATGAACCTGTGTACTTGGCTTGAACATTTGCATCACTCCCCCGATCCTCTCCAGACTTAAGAGCCGAAAACTTTGTTCCTAAGTCGCCTACTGCCAACGCACTCGTTAAACCACTGTCTGGAGCCCTGCGAGCCCAGAACGATTGGAAAGAGGTTGTCAGTACCCCATCATCAATTAGAGTTTGTAATATTGGATACTGAGAGGTCGTATAGGGTTTGTGCTCTGATTCATCAATGTTCCCTCCCACGGCTCTTGGGATGCTCGTAATTGTTGTCGTCAATGTAGCGAACGACAATTCAAACAATTCTTTTGCCCCACTGCTCTGGGCAGCAGTTCGGGCATCAAGGATTGTTTTGGTCGCACAAGTGTCCTGTAGGGCGGAACTGAGATCCGATTCTGCTTGGGTAACGATAATATCGAGAGCATCCAGCTTCCCATTGAGGTAATTCACAAAGGTAGTGAAGTCCCCACTGGAAAAGAACGTCTCGATCTCACTGGCTGTTTCTGGTGGAGAGATTCCTAGTGCAGTCAGTTCGGTGTTGTACGCAGGCCAGGTGCTGACGGTGCTGTAGTTCCCAGAGTAAGGATCAGGCAGAATCCCAGAGGTGTTTGTATTTGTCTGAGCGATATCCCGATTGATCTGGGCCAATGTCGAACTACTCCCCACACCTGCGGCATTGATCCGGTCAGATAGATTTTTGAGCTTGGTCTCCAACCCCTGGATGTAGGTATTCAGCACAGTTCCATAGGAAGTGCCATCCCCGTTGAGTGTCGGTAACTGCAGATCTGTATAGTACAGAGAGGACTGTGGCATCTACGGCACTCCTAATGCGGATTCTGCCGCAGTTTTTGCTGCAGCAGCATCTGTCTTAGCGTCACGGGCATCATCTGCGAGAGATCCTGATGTTCCTACTGCGCCCACTGTGGTCTCCAACGTTGAAACCCTAGATGTTAAAGTGGTCAAGGTGGTGTTCAGGGATTTATTGGCAACACTGATGGCAGTCTGAGAGTTTGTCAGTGCAGTGCTGGCATTGCTACTGGCCTGTGTCAGATTGTACGCAAGACTCGGAGTTGCAGAGTCTGCAGCATCCCCAAGCACCTGATCAGTTGTGTAGACCTCATTCTCAAGTGCTTGAAATGCCGAGTTCAGTTGAGACCCCCAGGCGCCCTTTGAACTTCCAACGGTTGGAAGTGTGATGGAGTAGTTTGTAGTCGTTGGAGGTGTGTCAGAGATTGCCATCTTTATATTTGTTTGGGTGTCCAGTTTTTGTCAGTCGGTCTCCGTTTCGTCCAGATCTCTAAGGTCGTATCTGATCGCTCAGTCCAGTCTGCTGTCGGTGGTCCAGCCGATTCAAAATTAATCTTTTGAACATAAGGACCAATCCCATATCGTTTTGTTCCATATCGGATCAACTCACTCATGACATGGCCTGAAAGTTCAGGGAGTGCCGTGACCCTTTCGTTCTCCGTCTGTCATCAGATGCCTGGATCTCAGCAACGGCTCGTTCTGCCTGGGCTTGCCAAATCGTGATTCTCTCATCCTCTCCCAGATACGGAGATGCCTGCATCAGACTGTAGTAGAGATAGGCATCGGGGTGAGAGGTGCTGACCCAGTTTGTTGTGTTGGTTGAGGACAGTGCTGGAATCTTTGCGTAGTAAAACATCTCGTAGGTGATCGACTCAGCAGGGGTGGGGATGATCCGCAAGGCATTGCCATACACAAAATATCGGGGGTAACTGTCTGCCAGTCCTGCGATGAAATTGGCATCGGTGTACTCATTGATCGCATGAGCTGCAATTTCCACCAGATCCCTCTCTTTTGGACTAGTCATCCGCAGATGCCGCATCTCTAGGAAATCACTTGGCATGGACAGATACTGATCACTCGTCGAAATGTCTGCACGGGTATACTGATTGGTCGTCCTGAGCTGACGGTTCAACCTGGCTTCCGCCAAGGTGATAAACGTAGGGATAACACTCGTCAGGTCGGTTCGATTGAGCCAGTCTGCGATGTTGGATTTCAGTTCGTCAAAGGTCATAAATGACCCTCCCAAACTCGGAAAGGTTTGTTGTGGTAATCATTTAACCACTGCTTAAATTTCTTCTTGTCCCTGGTGATTCCTTGCTGTGCGAGTTGGTCGTAGAGAACTCTGGGGATCTCGGCAACTCGTTTCCATCCGCTTTGTTTATTTGCAAACGGATCAAGATGCTGGTTGTCACGCAAGGTCTTGGTCAACTTCAATGTAGGTTCCAGATCTTGCGTGACCTTGTGGTGAATCTGCAGGTTCCTGGGGTCAATCTCGTCCACATAGAACTCCGACCAGATGTTTCCCTGATGATCAAATAATTGCTTTGTCAACATTTCAAAACCTGCAGATCAATTAAAAATTAGGAAGTGGTCAGATCAAAGATCCCACCATGAGCTGCTTCCTGAGTCATCTCCAGACCCATCTCGACCACCAAGTGCTTGGTCTCCGCGTCACTGGTCTTTCCGAGGGTACTTACCTGGAAATTTCTCAAGTAGGAAACCTTCGCAAATTCGGGCGATATGAGAAATGCGTCCCGCTCACGCTGGAAACGGTTTGGCATCACCTGGAGGTCTCCAAAATCTGTAGCAAACACGGTTACGTTTGATCCAGCCGTATTGGAATCAATCAT